ACAAAAGATACAGAACATCACAATGTAATGATACTACGTTTAGAAGCTATCTATGATATGAATATGAAAGTAATAGAACATAATAAAAACAATTAAGATGAAAAAGAAAATAATAGATAAGATAAATAAAGGACAAGAAAAAGACATACCATTATACACTTGGAAAACAATACCAAATAGTTTAAAAGAGTTTTGGTCTAATCAATTAAATAAATAAGCTATGCCAGATATAACAATGTGTCAAGGAAACAACTGCGAACTATCTTCTATATGTTACAGGTATAAAGCAGAACCAAGTAAGTTTAGACAATCTTGGTTTATGGATTTACCTAATGAAGGATTAGAATGTGAATACTTTTGGGAATATAAACCCGATGAAGAATGAAAGATTCACTTGAAGAAGCTGCTATAATAAATTACAAAAAATTATATGAAGGAGAACCACTTACACAAGATGTACCAATTGATGCTTTTAAACAAGGTGTTAAATGGCAACAAGAAAGAAGTTATAGTGAGGAAGATATTAAATTAGCATTTATGGAGGGTTTTGGTATATGTAGAGAAGTTACAGATAATACGGATGAAGCTAAAGAATGTTTTAATTATTGGTTTGAACAATTTAAAAAGAAATAATATGAAACCAATACATAAACTAAATGGAGGAATAGGTGCTACACTATGTCGCTTGTGTAGTATAATAATAACTACTGGTGCTACTCAAGACTTGTATTGTGATAAATGTTTATCTGAAAGAATTATAACTGATTCTGAATTTAAACAGATAAAAGAAAGAGCAAATAATTTAATGAGATTGAAAAAAGGATTTAAAGATAAACAATAAACAAAAATGTTTATTTTTAATTTGAATAAACAAATTATTTCAAGATGGAAAATAAAAAGAATTGGGGAGGTAAAAGAGAAAATGCAGGTAGAAGTACTAAAGCAGAAGAAGTAAAGTTAATAGAAAAACTTGGAGCATTAGAACCATTAGCATTTATGGCATTAGAAAAAGGATTAGAGAATGGAGACTTTAAATTTACACAATTATTCTATAACTATTATGCAGGTAAACCAAGAGAAACAAAAGACATTACAGTAACAAATGAGCAACCTATCTTTAACATCAATTTTGATGACATTTAAGACACTATTATATGGAGTTTGTATTAACTACTGCAATAAAGAAGTTATCACGTTTAAAGCAACGTATTAAAGTTATTAGAGGAGGTACTTCAGCGGGTAAAACTTTTGGAATACTTCCTTTGTTAATTGATAAAGCAATAAAAGAACCAATGCTTGAAATAAGTGTTGTATCTGAATCTATACCACATTTACGTAGAGGTGCTTTAAAAGACTTCTTAAAGATTATAATGGCTTTAGGTAGGTATAATGATGAACAGTTTAATAAATCTACTTTAAAATATACATTTGCAAATGGAAGTTATATAGAATTCTTTTCTGTAGACCAACCTGATAAATTAAGAGGTGCAAGGCGTAACATATTATACGTAAACGAATGTAACAACATAGACTTTGAAAGCTATTACCAAATGGCAATTAGAACATCTGGAGATATATGGTTAGATTATAATCCTGCTTCTGCATTTTGGGTTGATAAAGAAATACTAACACAAGATAACGTAGACTTTATTACATTAACGTATTTAGACAATGAAGCATTAAGTGATACTATAATAAAAGAAATAGAATCAGCAAAAGTAAAAGCATTAACAAGTTCTTATTGGGCTAATTGGTGGCAAGTATATGGACTTGGACAAACAGGTAGTTTAGAAGGTGTATGTATTACAGATTGGCAAGAAATAGATTTACCAACAGAAGCAAGAATATTATGTTACGGAATGGATTTTGGTTATTCAAATGACCCAACAAGTTTAGTTGCTATGTATAAATACAATGATGCTTATATATTTGATGAGGTAATATACAAGAAAGGATTATTAAATAGTGAAATATCTAATTTATTAAAAGCAAATAGTGTTAATGATATTGTTTATGCTGATAGTGCAGAACCTAAATCAATAGCCGAGTTGAATAGTTACGGACATAATGTATTACCAGTATCAAAAGGTAAAGATAGTATCTTATTTGGCTTGAATTTAATCAATCAAAACAAAATATACGTAACATCAAGAAGTAAGAATCTAATAAACGAATTAAGAAACTATATCTGGATGGTAGATAAGACAGGAGTAAAAATGAATAAACCAATAGACGCTTATAATCACGCAATAGATGCTATGCGTTATGCAGCAACATCACATTTAGAGAATCCAAACAAGGGAACTTACTTTATATACTAATGAGCTACGGAGAAATAATCGCAGTTATACAATGTTACATACATCACGTTAAAGATATACAAGTGGTTATTAATTTGCCACGTAATATAGGTGAGATTAGAAAGATGCAGGAAATGTATAAGGTTGCAAGTTCTTACCTTTTGCAGTAGGATAACACTTAAAATTAGGGTTTATCTTTACATCAAAGGTAATGTTAAATAAAAGTTACAAAAAGCATTGTATTTGTAAAATGTATTTAATCTTATAAATGTTAAAGTTTTGTTAAAATTTATATTCATAGTTTTTAATGTTAATAACTGTTGTATATTTGTACTCAGATAACAACAACATAAAAACACAAACAAGATGAAAAATTTAAGAACTGCAACAGTAAACGATTTTAAAGTAGGAACTACATTAATAACTTCAGAAGGATTTGAATTTAAATTAACAAACAAATATGATGATGGAGTTTGGGAATGTAAAAAAAGAGTACATATGGAATCAGAAGCTAAATTTTATAAAGTAGCTTTGTAATGATTACAATAACACACACGCCACAAAATTTATCTTATAATCGCTATACAATAGAGTGTAGCGATATAGATTTACTTATTGATGATTGCATTAAAAGAATTAGACCACAAAGTAAATTGTATTACGAAAAAGAATTAAGAATAGATTTAAAAAAAAATAAAAATTCAATGATAGATGTTCACGCAGGAATGGGAGTGTCTTATCTTGTTAAACTTATATAATTATGAAACAATACGAAGTTAAAGGATGGTACAGATATGCTGATAATGAAAAAGATTATGAGTATGCTAAAATAATAGCAGAAAATGAACAGATGGTTATTACACTATTCAAAGATATGTATACACAAAACTTCTTTGCAATAGATATAAAGGAAATTTAAGTAATATTAAATTGGTTAGGGAAATTAGACTTACAGAAATGTAGGTCTTTTTTTGTTTAATACAATTATGACTTTATTTTATTATTATAAAAAAATAAACAAATGAAGTTAGAGATTACAATACCAACAAAATTAAGTGAAATAAAACTTTCACAATATCAGGCTTTTTTAAAGATAGCTAAAGACAATGAAGATACAGAGTTTTTGCATCAGAAGATGGTTCAAGTATTTTGTGGAATAGATTTAAAAGAAGTTGCTGCAATTAAATATAAAGATGTAAATGATATAACTACATCTATTGGAAATATGTTTAACCAGAATCATTCTTTTATACCTACGTTTAAAATGGGTGGAACTGAATTTGGTTTCATTCCTAATTTAGACGAAATGACATTTGGAGAATATACTGATTTAGATACTTATATTACTGATTGGGATGAGATACATAAAGCAATGGCAGTATTGTATAGACCAATTAAAAAGAAAGGCTTAAATGGCACGTATGAGATTGAAGATTACAATGGTTCAATAACATATGCAGAAGTTATGAAGTTTGCTCCATTGGATGTTTGTTTAGGTGCTACTGTTTTTTTTTACAGTTTAGGCAACGAATTATTGAAAGCTACGATAGCTTATTTGGAGAAGGACACGGAGGTACAGAATATTCTGCAACAGCAAACTTCGGACAAAAATGGGGATGGTATAGTTCAATCTATGCTATTGCTCAAGGAGACCTTAACAGATTTGACAAAGTTACAAGATTACCAATTAACCAATGTTTAACATATCTAACATTTGAAAAAGAAAAGAATAAAATAGAAGCTGATTTAATTAAAAGACAGAATAGATGACATCACATTATTACGAAATAACACAAGCAATTAAGAACCAATTAAAGGAAGATTTATTTGTAAATACAGTTACTATAGGAGATATATTTAAAGTTGATTTAAACAAGCTTACAATCTTTCCTTTGAGTCATATTATAATTAATTCAGCAACTTATTTAGGTTCAACTTGGAGTTACAATATATCTATATTATGTATGGATATTGTAGATGAAAGTAAATCATTAACAACTGATATATTTTTAGGTAATGACAATGAGCAAGATGTTTTAAATACGCAGCTAATGGTAGTTAATAGATTCTTGGAAGTATTAAGAATGGGTAAATTTGGAGATGATTATGAATTAGCAGGTACACCATCTTGTGAATTTTTTACAGAAAGATTTGAAAATAAAATGGCAGGAGTTACAGTTACTTTTGATATGATAATTCAAAATCAAATGAGCAAATGTCAAAATCAAACGACAAAATGTTAGAAGTTGAAAAGACTTTAAAGAAATTTAGGGATTATGTTATCCAACAATCCAGAAGTAATCTAACCAAAAGTGGAAAGAATAGTTCTAAAGAATTATATAATTCAATCGATGGGGAAGTAGTTACTGAAAATGGATTTAGTATAATTGGTTTTACAATGGCAGAATATGGTGCTTACCAAGATAAAGGAGTTTCTGGTAAGATTAAAAAATACAATACACCATATAGTTATAAAAATAAAATGCCTCCTGTTAAAGCATTTGACAAATGGATGGTAAGAAAAGGAATCGCACCAAGAAATGCTAAAGGAGAATTTCAATCAAGAAAAGGTTTACAATATGCAATAGCAAGAAGTATCTTTTTAAATGGAATTAAACCAAGTTTATTTTTCACTAAACCATTTGAAGCAGGATATAAAAAATACATAGATGTAGATTTAATAAAAGCATTTGGTCAAGATGTTGAAACAATGGTAGATTATAATTTAAAAGATATAAAATGAACATAGTAAAAATTTATAAAGGAGAAGATACAATTCCAACATTTATAATAGAGTCACAAAATATAATTGATTCATCTGCATCTACTAATTTATGGGATTGCAAAGAAGAAATTTATATAAATGAAGATTTGATTGACACAATATATCACATAATATGAAAGTAGTAAAAGTAAGAAGTCCATTTATAATTGAAGTAAATGAAACTGGACAAATAGGTAGCAAGATAGAATTATCAATATGGAATGGAACATCATACCCTACTTCTGGAGTTGGATTCTATTCTTTATCAAAATCAATTCCAAGTCCATCGCAAATAAATACATCTTATAATGTTTCAAATTATGTAAAAGAATTTATAAACAATATAAAAGCTACTTATGTATGGTCTTATACAGACCCAGAACAAAACAATGAGTGGACAAGATTTCAAGTTAAAAGATATAAATTAGTTGGAAGTACTTATACGCAAGTTGGCACTACAGATGAATATATAGGTGTAAATGGATTTAGTAATTATTCAGATGGTTATCAAAATCCAACTGACACAAAGATTTTAGTTTTATCAAATACAAATATTAATAATTATTATTATTCCCAAACTACATATCCAAATATTTATACTCAATATTTTAATTTATTAATTGATAAACCAACTACTACTACAACTATTATTACTGTAAAATATGAGCGAATAGATGGTATTATTTTTTCATATACTAATAGTATTGCTGTTGGATTATTTGGCTTATTTAATATTGCAAATCCAATAACATTAGCAAAACAATTTAATGAATTTATAAATGGTTGTAAAATTACAATAACATATACTCCAGCAAGTGGAAGCCCTACTATACTTCCTTCATTTTATACCTATCCAATAGAAGAATGTAAATATACACCTGTACTTTGTGATTTTATAAATAGATATGGAGGTTGGCAAACTATTACATTCTTTAAGCAACAAACCAATACTATTTCAGTAAAAGGAACAGATTATAAATTAACTCAAAGTGCTATAAATTATAATACTGCTATAGGTCAATTCAAAACATTTAATCTAAATGGTAAACAAACTATAAAATTAAATACAGGATTTGTAGATGAGAATTATTCAGAATTAATAACTGATTTATTATTATCTGAAACAGTTTTATTAGATGGTAAACCTGTAACTGTTAAGACACAAGGAAGCGATTTAAAGACAAGTTTAAAAGACAAACTAATAAACTACGAAATAGAATTTGAATACGCTTATAACCTTATAAATGATGTTGTATGATAGTAGTAGGAATATATATCCAAGATTCAGTTACATTAGAATACAATAAAGTAGAATTATTTAACGATGAAAAAATATCTGTTAATAGTTCTATTCAAAATGTAAATGATATAAGTAAAACCTATACTGATTTTAGTCAAACATTTACTGTACCTGCATCAAAACAAAATAATAAAATATTCAGACATTGGTACGAAAATTCAAATGATAATGGATTTAGTACATTAACAAAAGCTGATGCATATATTGAAATAGATACAATTCCTTTTAGAAGTGGTAAGATACAATTAGAAAGTGCTAATGTAAAAGATGGGCAACCACAAGATTATAGCATTACATTTATTGGTGCTTTAGGTAGTTTAAAAGATAAATTTAATGGTTTATATTTAAAAGATTTAACAGATACAACTTATGATTTTGCTTATACTGCTGATTTAGTAAGGGATAAAGTAACTACTCAAACAACATCTCCTGTACTTCCTGATATAAAATTTCCTTTAATTTCATCATCAAGATATTGGACTTATGGAAGTGGAGATAATATAAATTCATCATCTACACCAATTAGATTTAATGAGTTATTTCCTGCTATAAAATTATCAGCAATTTTAAATATGATTTCAAATGATAGTAATATTTTAAATTTAAATTTTAATGGTTCATTTTTATCTGATGCAAGGTTTACAAATGCTTATTTATGGTTAAAAAATGCAGATATTTTTGAAACAATAACAAAAGAGGATTTAATTACTTTTCAAAATACAAGTGCAATAACATATTCACCCACATCTGGAAATCCTCAATATAATGCTTTTAAAGTACCTCCATTATTAAATGATACTGTTTACAGAAATAGTATTAATGAACCATTATTTCCAGATAAAGATTATAAATTAACATTAACAATATCTCCAACTGTTGCTGGAATTTCATATACTATAAATACATATTTTATAAGTGCAGGTTCAACAGTTGAATATTTATTAAGTAGTGAAACAAAAACTTCTATTGTAGGAAATCAAACTTTTATACAATCTTCTTCTTCTCAATTTAATAAAGATTCTGGATATAGATATAAAATAGTTTCTGATTCAAATATAACTTTTAATGCTTCTATTTTATTAACAAGTTACATTAGATTTAATAATACAGATTTTTACAGTTATCAAACAATTTCAAAATCAGCTAATCAAACTTTAACTGCATCTACTGTAATCCCTATTAAAAAATATATGCCAGAAATTAAAATAGAAGATTTTTTTAGTGGATTATTAAAAATGTTTAATCTTACTTGTTATTCAACCGATGGAATAAACTATACAGTAGAGCAATTAGAAAGTTATTATACAAGTGGACAAATTAGAGATATTACAAAATATATTAAATCGGATTCTATTAATTTAAATAGAGTAAAAACTTATAAGAAAATAAATTTTGAATATGAGAAAAGTGAATCTTTAGTTAATGTTGGTTTTATGTCAGCTAATGGAATAGAATATGGTTCTTTATTTTATAATACAAATAATGATGGAGATGAATATAATATTAAATTACCATTTGAAAATTTAAACTTTAATAATTTACAAGATAAATTACAAGTTGGTTATTCATTAAAAACTGATTTACAAAAGTATATTCCTAAACCTGTAATCTTATATGATTATAATCCAAGTGCATTAACTACATTAACAGGAACTACATTTTATTTTTCAAATTCTACAAGTGGAAGCGGAACAGGATATACTTCTTATAAAGCATTTGGACAAGAATATTATGATGGTACTGATACATATAGTTTAAACTTTAATCAACAACAAAGTACATTAACAAATGAATCAATAAGTGATAGTTTATATAATGAATATTACGAAAAATATTTAGCTAACATATTTGATTCTAAAGCAAGATTAATTAAAGTTAGTGGAATATTACCAACATCATTATTAACTACGCTTAAATTGAATGATAGGCTTGTTATAAGAGATAAGAGATATTTGATTAACACGTTTACAACAGATTTAACAACTGGAGAAGTACAATTTGAATTACTAACAGACAATAGGATATTATGATAAAGCACATTTTAGATTTATTAGCATTAGATGAATTTTACGGACAAAGTGAATTAATTGAAATAGCTAAAGGAAAATATCAAAGACCAACAACATTTAAACAAGGATTTAATCAAATCAAAAGAGAAATAAAATGGCTGAAAAGAAAACAATAGAGTTAGAAATAAAATCGAATTTAGATTCCGCTCAACAATCAGTATCTGGTTTAAAAACTCAATTAAGAAATGCACAAGCAGAGGTAGCTATTTTATCTGATAAGTTTGGAGCAACATCTAAAGAAGCAGTAAACGCAGCTAAAAAAGCAGCAGAATTAAGAGATAGAATTGGAGATGCAAAAGCCTTAACTGATGCCTTTAATCCTGATGCAAAATTTAGAGCATTAAGTGGCTCGTTAGCAGGTGTTGCAGGTGGATTTTCTGCAGTTACAGGAATAATGGGTGCTTTAGGTACTGAAAGTAAAGAAGTAGAACAGGCTATTTTAAAGGTTCAATCTGCAATGGCTATTGCAAGTGGATTACAAACATTAGGAGAAAGTATAGACCAATTTAAAATATTAGGTAGTGTTATATCAAATACTACAATATATCAAAGAGCATTAACAATAGCAACTGCTACTTATACTTATGTAAATGCAGCAGCAACTACAGGATTAAAATTGCTTCGAGGTGCTATGGTTTCAACAGGAGTTGGAGCTTTAGTTGTTGGTATTGGATATTTAATATCTAAAATGGGCGATGCTTCTGACGCTACTGAAAAATTAACTAAAAGACAAGAATCACTAAATAAGCAACTTGAAAATACTAAAAAATTAACTGATGATGCTGCTAAATCTATTGATTATAATACACAAATACAACTAGCAAAAGCTAAACAAAGAGGAGCATCAGAAAAAGAATTATTGCGTATTGAATTAGATGGTTATGAAGCAAGAGGAAAAGCTAATAATAAAGAAATTCAAGATATACAAAAAACTCAAAAAAACCAACTTAATCTTACTAAAGAACAAAATAAAAGAATACAAGAATTAAGAGAAGAAAATCAAAACTTACAAAGACAAGGTAATCTTGCAATAGCAAATTTAGATGCTGAATTAGCAGTTAAACAAAGAGAAAATGTTAAAGAAACAAATAAGGAAATTAGTGTAGAAGAACAAAAAAGAATAGATGAAAAGAAACAAAGGTTAGATGATGAAATGCAATCTGCTAAAGATGCTATTGCTATTTTAGAATCATTAAAACCACCTGAAACTCCTGCACAAAAAGAATTAAGAGAATACGAAGAAAAGAAAGCAATTTTATTAGCAAATAATTTAGACACAAAAAAATTAACTGAAGATTTTTTAATAAGTCAAGCAAATGCTGAATATGTTATTTATGAAGAAAAATTAGCAGCGACAAAAGAATTAACAGACAAGGAATTAGCTGCAGAACAAGCGGTAAGAGAAGCAAAAAGAAATGCATTAGATACAAGTTTAAATATATTACAACAATTTGCAGGTAAAAATAAAGCGGTTGCATTAGGTATTTTAGCGGTTCAAAAAGGATTAGCAATAGGAGATGTAGTAGTAGGTGCAGCAAAAGCAATAGGATTAGCAAAAGCATCAATGGCTCCAACACCATTAAATCCCCCTTTTTTAGGTCCAGGAGTTCCAAATCCATCTTATTTAACAAATTTAAAAGTAGGTGCTGCTTCTATTATAGCTACTAAAATTGGTGCAGCAACTTCTATTGCTTCTATATTAGCTGCTGGTATATCAGGTGCAAAATCTATTACAGGTGGAGGTGGTGGTGCTACAGACGGTGGTGGTGGTGGAGGAGGAACTGCTCCTACTGCTCCTGCATTTAACGTAGTAGGTGCAAGTGCAACAAACCAAATTGCTCAAACAATAGCAAATCAACAACAACAACCTATAAAAGCTTATGTGGTTTCTAATGATGTTACAACTGCTCAAAGTTTAGATAGAAATATAATTTCAAGTGCTTCAATAGGATAAAACAAAATAAATACAAATTAATTATAATTAAAAAAATAATATGAGAATAGTTGAATTAATAATAGACGAAACTGAAAAGTTAAACGGAATAGAAGCAGTATCAATAGTTGAATTTCCTGCAATAGAATCTAATTTCATTGCATTAAGTGAACATTTAGAACTTGCTAAAGTAGATGATGAAAAGAAGATTTTAATGGGTGCTGCATTAATACCAAATAAGAACATTTACCGTAAGAATGGAGATGATGAATATTATATATTCTTTTCAAATGATACAGTAAGAAAAGCAAGTGAATTATTCTTAATGAATAGCAATCAAAACAATGCAACATTAGAACACGAAAAGAAACTAAAAGATTTGTCAGTAGTTGAATCTTGGATAGTTGAAGATACTGAAATGGATAAATCTAAAAAGTATGGTTTAAATGCTCCTGTAGGAACTTGGATGGTATCTATGAAAGTTAATAATGATGCTATATGGAATGACTTTGTAAAGACTGGAAAGGTTAAAGGTTTTAGTATCGAAGGATATTTCTCTGATAAATTAGAAATGAGTTTAGAACTTGCAAAAGAACAAGAATTAATAGATAAAATAAAATCAATAATAACTAATGCTGAAATTAATAAATAAAATTATGGGAAAAACAAGTTCACCAACAGGTGGTAATAGAGGTTGCTTATGCAAAGATGGTAAATATTCGCAAAAATGTTGCAATGGAGAATTATCAGAACAAGGAATAGGAAGTTTAGTTGGAGGTTCTACTGCAGTAGTTAGAGATGGTGCAGGAAATATAATTTCAACAAGAACAACTTAATTTATAACAAAATTTTATAATATTAATTTATACTTAAAAAATATAATATGACAACTGAAAAATTAGTAAACAATGCTTTGTTTGGAAAAACAGAATTAGCAAGCCAAAAAATAGAATTAGCAAGTGCTAAAGATTTAGAAAATGTTTTAACTAAAATTTATTCTGAACAAACTAAAACAGATAAAATTAAAGCTATTTATGAAAAATCTATAAAAGATTTGGAAAATTCAAAATTTAATCTTCAAAGTCAAGTTAATATAAGCGAAAATTTATTAAATGATTTTTTAAAACAAGCTAATGATTTAGGAATAAGTGCTGATTCAGTTCCTTCTTATAAAAAATTAGTTATTGAAGTTCAAAATACAAAATCAGAATATCTTAAATAAATAAATATGAATGTAATTAATGAAATCAAAACTCTTTTGGGTATGGAAGTTAAACTTGCTCAAATGAAACTTAAAGATGGAGTTACTGTTATAGAAGCTGATGCTTTTGAAATGGATAACAATGTTTTTATTGTAAACGGTGAGGAAAAAATTCCTATGCCTGTTGGAGAATACGAACTTGAAGACGGAATGATTTTAGTTGTAGCAGTAGAAGGTATTATTGCTGAAATTAAAGAACCTGTTGCTGAAGTTGAAGAAACTCCTGAAGTAGAAGTTGTTGTTGAGGCACAAGCTGCTACACCTGCTACTCCTAAAAGAATTGTTGAATCAGTTTCTAAAGAAATGTTCTTTTCTGAAATTGAAAAACTACGTACTGAAATTGCTGAATTAAAATTAGCAAAAGAAGTTGTTAAAGAAGAATTAAGTTCTGATGTTGTTGTTGAACCATTAACACATTCACCTGAAGTTAAATCTGAATTAAGATTAAATAAAATATCAACTAATCGCCAAATGACTACACAAGATATAGTTATGGCAAAACTTTTTAACTAAAAAAATTTAAATTATGCCTACTACAACAACAATTACTTCTCCTACTTATGCTGGAGAATTTGCAGGAAAATATATTTCTGCTGCATTACTTTCTGGTTCTACTATTGCTAATGGTGGTATTGAAGTATTGCCTAATATCAAATTCAAACAAGTAATTAACAGAATCAATACTGATGCTATTGTTGCCAATGCAACTTGTGATTTTAGTGCTACTTCTACTGTTACTATTGCTGAAAAAATTATTACTCCTGAAGAATTTCAAGTAAACTTACAACTTTGTAAAAAAGATTTCCACCAAACTTGGATGGCGATTCAACAAGGTTATTCTGCTTTTGATTCTTTGCCTCCAACATTTGCTGATTATTTGATTTCTCACGTTGCTGCTAAAGTTGCTGAAAAAATTGAAAACAACATTTGGAAAGGTGTAACTGCTAACGCTGGAGAATTTGACGGTTTTACTGCATTGCTTACTGCTGATGCTGGTTTACCTTCTACTCAAGAAGTTGCTGCTACTTCAACTAATATTACTGCTGCTTCTACTGTTGTTGCTGAACTTGGTAAACTTGTAGATGCTATTCCTGCTGCACTTTACGGTAAAGAAGATTTGTATCTTTATATCTCTCAAGCAACTGCAAGAGCTTATGTTAGAGCTTTAGGAGGATTCGGAGCTTCTGGATTAGGTGCTAATGGTACTAACGCAATGGGAACACAATGGTATAACAACGGTTCACTTTCTTTTGATGGTATCAAAATATTTGTTGCAAATGGATTAGCTCCAACTGTTGCTATCGCTGCTCAAAAATCTAACCTTTATTTTGGAACAGGTTTATTGAATGACCAAAACGAAGTACAAGTAATTGATATGTCTCCAGTTGATGGTTCTCAAAACGTTAGAGTTGTAATGAGATTTACTGCTGCAGTTCAATACGGTAATGTTTCTGATATTACTACTTATGGTATTACAAACGCTGCTAACTAATAATTAGTAACGTATATTAACAAAGGGGTAGGTAAAAGTGCCTACTCCTTTTTTTTTAACTTTAAAAATATAAAATTATGCCTTGCGATATATCATTAGGAAGAGCTGTACAATGTAAAGACAGTTTAGGAGGATTAAGAGCAGTTTACTTCATTAATTGGGGTGATGCTACAACAGTAACATATTCTGCAACTGCAGGACAAGAGGATGTAATTACTGCTTTAGGTGGTACTCCTATTGGTTACAAATATGAATTAAAAGGAACTTCAACTTTTGAACAAACTGTAACAAGTTCAAGAGATAACGGTACTACATTTGTTGACCAAAAATTATCTTTAGATATTAAAAAATTAACTATTGCCGACCATAAACAACTTAAACTTTTAGCTTATGGTAGACCACAAGTTATAGTTGAAGATAACAACGGTAATTTCTTTATGGCAGGTTTAACTAAAGGAATGGATTTAGTAACTGCAACTGTATCTACAGGAGCTGCAATGGGTGATGCTTCATCTTATAAAATGGAATTTCAAGGAATGGAAAAATTACCTGCTAATTTCGTTACTGGACCATTAACTACAGGAATATTAGCTTCTATTGTTGAAGGTACTGTAGCATAACATTTTGTTTGTTTGTTTTTTTAAAAAGGTGTACTTTAATTAGTATGCCTTTTTTGTTTTAAAACAATTTTATGTTTAAATTATTATTATAAAAAAATATTATGATAATTTTAAAAGAACAAAATACTGCACAAACTTTTAGCTTTATTCCAAGAGAATTAAAAGCTACTACTATTGTTTTAAGAAATGAAAGTACAGGAAGTGAAACAACTATTGCTGCTGATTTCTTTTTATCAGATTATTATTTAACAACAACATCAATTTTTAATTTAAAAGAAAATACATTTTACAATCTTTCAATTAAGAACAATAATGAAATAGTTTATAAGGATAAAGTTTTTTGTACAAATCAAGAAACAAGTACATACACAGTTAATCAAAATCAATACGTAGCAAACACTACAAACAACGAATTTGTAATTTATGAGTAATATATCAATAGTTAATTTAAGTGCTTATACAAGTCCTCAAATTCAAGAAAACAAAAAGAGCAATTACATAGAATACGGAAGTGATAATAATTACTTTCAGTATTTAATTGATAGGTATCTTTATAGTGCTACAAACGGTGCTATTATAACAGGTGTTACTAATATGATTTATGGCAAAGGATTAGATGCTTTAGATTCTAATCGTAAGCCTAATGAGTATGCTCAATTCAAATCACTTATTAAAGATTCTGATGTAAAGAAAGTAGCATTAGAAAGAAAGTTATTAGGAATGGCTGCAATGCAAATTGTAATGGAAAAGAAACAAGTTAAACAAGTTCTTCACTTTCCAATGCAAACATTAAGAGCAGAAAAATGCAATGATAAAGGACAAATTGAGGCTTGGTATTATTTTCCTGATTGGACAAAAAAGAAACCATCTGAAGAAGCTAAACGCATTCCTGCTTTTGGTTTTGGTAATGGTAATGAAGTTGAAATATACGTTATTAAACCTTATGTAAGTGGATTTGATTATTACAGTCCTATTGATTATTCTGGTTCTTTACCTTATGCTTTATTAGAAGAAAACATTGCAGACTATCAAATAAATGATTGTCAAAACGGATTTAGTGGCACAAAAGTTATCAATTTCAATAATGGCATTCCTTCAGAAGAAATGCGTGATAAAATGAAACGTGATGTACTTGGAAAACTAACAGGTGCAAGAGGTGAAAAAGTAATTGTAGCTTTTAATAGTAATGCTGAATCAAAAACAACTGTTGAAGATTTACCTTTAAATGATGCTCCTGCACATTATGAATATTTATCAAGAGAATGTTTTGAAAAGTTAATAGTAGGACATAGAGTTACAAGTCCAATGTTATTAGGAATTAGAACAGGAGATGGTGGTTTAGGTAACAATGCAGACGAAATAAAGACTGCTACGCTATTATTTGACAACATAGTAATAAAACCATACCAATTAGAAATAATTGAAGCATTAGACGCTATTTTAGCTATTAATAATATATCATTAAAGTTATATTTCAAAACAATACAACCTTTAGAATTTGTAGATACATCAGGAATGAATGCAGAAACTCAAGAAGAAGAAACAGGAGTTAAAATGTGTTCACATAATTTATCAAGTGAAAATGTAGCTGATTTATTAATTGAAAAAGGAGAAGAATTAGGTGATGAATGGTTAATGATTGACGAAACAGAAGTTGATTATGATACTGAAGATGAATTAGATTTAGAAATACAAAACATAAATTCTAAAAAACAAAGTACATTATCTAAAATATGGAAATTTGTAAATACAGGAGTTGCAAGACCAACTAATAAATCAGAACAAGATGAAGTAGTTGATGGTGTAAACTTTATTACAAGATATGTTTATAGTGGTAATTTATCAGGACAAAGAGAATTTTGCAATAAAATGGTAAATGCTGACAAAGTTTATAGAAAAGAAGATATTATTTCTATGGGTGGTCAAGTTGTAAATGCTGGATTTGGAGTTAAAGGTGCTGATACATATTCTATTTGGTTATATAAAGGTGGAGCAAGATGTGAGCATAAATGGCTACGTAGAACATACGCTAATTTAGATGGTGTAAAAATTGACCCAACAAGTCCAAAAGCAAAACCATTAAGCAATGCAATAGCTGAAAAATATGGATATAGAATTAGAAATGAAAAAGAAGTTTCTATGAAGCCTTCAGATATGCCAACAAAAGGATATACACAAGAATATTGGGATAAAATGGGATATACAAATTAATTAAGATATGGCACAAGGATTATTCATAAGCACAAATGATATAGTTAAATTTACTAATTTGAATGGTAATTTAGACCCTGATATATATACTCAATATATATTTCAAGCACAACAATTACATATTCAAAACTATTTAGGAACTAAACTATATGATAAAATAAACGATGGTATTGTTGCAGGTAATTTAGCAAGTCCATATACAACGCTTTTAAGCAAATATATTAAGCCAATGGTAATACATTGGGCAATGGTAGAGTTTTTGCCTTATGCTGCTTATAAAGTATCAAATAAAGGAGTATTTAAACATAATTCTGAAAACAGTTCTACGGTTGAAAAGTCTGAAATAGATTTCTTAATTGAAAAAGAAAGAGATGTTGCACAATCTTATACAAATAGGTTTATAGATTATATGAGTTTTAATCAAAATTTATTTCCTGAATATACTGCTAATTCAAATGCTGATGTATTTCCAGACCACAATGCAAACTTTACAGGATGGGTTTTGAATTTAGCAATTCTATTAACATTAATAATTTAACATAAATAAAAAAGCGTATGCGAACAGAAATTTGGAAGCCAATAAGTGGATACAATGGCTATTATGAAGTAAGTGATTTAGGTAGAGTAAGAAGTATTACAAGAGAAATAGAAAGGACAAATCCTTTTATTCCTACACAAAAAACTTTTTATACTTATAAAGGAAAATTAATTCCTTTTTGGATAACTCCAAAAGGATATTGTAGATGCACATTAAATATTGATGGAATTAAAAAAAATCATTTAGTACATCAGTTGGTTGCAAAAGCTTTTATAGAAAATATAGAAAACAAAAAACAAGTTAATCATATTAATTGTATAAAATCAGATAATAAACTTGAAAATTTGGAATGGGTTACAAATTATGAAAATCATTTACACGCAGTAAAAAATGGTTTGTTACATTATCAAAAAAGATGAATAAAAAAGAAACATATAAGCCAAAAGAAACTAACGTAAAAAAGTTAGAGGTATTTTTAAACAAATTAAATAAAGACAAATAATGGCTTTAGATTTTACACATATAAAAGGAGATACATTTGAAGCAGTAAACTTTCAAATGCTTGTTAATTCAGTAGCTTTAAATTTAAGTGGATGTGCATTAAGAATGCAATTAAGAAAAGAATATGGAGGAGTTATATATTTATATCTAAATTCAATTTATACATCTGATACATCATTAATAACAGCAGATTCAGGTATTCCTATTGATTTATATTCAAGTGGAGGTATTACAATAACTAATGCAGCATCTGGATTATTTAAAATAAATAAACAAATTATAGATATTTGTGCAGGTAATTATATTTATGATATTGAATTAGATAAACCTGACGGAACTGTTAAAACATATATAAACGGAAACTTTTTAATAACTAATGATATAACACGATAATGGCAACAATTCAAAACATTAATGTAGGAACAACAACAAACGATGGTACTGGAGATACTATAAGAAATTCATTTATTAAAACAAATGATAATTTTACAAGTGTAAATTCAGATTTATCTTTAAAAGCACCATTAGCATCACCAACCTTTACAGGAACAGTAAATGGAGTTACAAAATCTATGGTTGGATTAAGTAATGTAGATAATACTTCAGATGTAAATAAACCAATTTCAACATCAACTCAAACTGCTTTAAATTTAAAAGCTCCATTGGCATCTCCAACTTTTACAGGAACAGTAACGACTAATTCTGATGCTTCAGTAAATGGAATAAAAGTAGGTAAAGGTGGAGGAAATATTACTACAAATACTGCTATTGGTACAGACGCATTAAATTCTAATACAACAGGATATTATAACACTGCGACAGGAACGGCTTCTTTATTTTATAACACAACAGGAGTTAGTAATACCGCAAATGGTTCTGGTGCTTTATATTTTAATACAACTGGTAATTATAATACAGCAAATGGTGACGGTTCTTTATATTCTAATACAATAGGAGGTAATAATACTGCTAATGGTACTTATGCTTTAGTAGCTAACACAACAGGTAGTTTTAATACTGCTACTGGTCAAGGTGCTTTAGGTAATAACACAGTATTTAATAATATATCTGCATTAGGTGCTAATGCACAAGTATCTGCTTCAAATCAAGTTCAATTAGGTGATTCAGCAGCCACTACTTATGTTTACGGAACTGTTCAAAATCGTTCTGATTTAAGAGACAAAGCTGATGTAAGAGATACTGTATTAGGATTAGACTTTATATCTAAATTAAGACCTGTTGATTACAAGTGGGATATGAGAGAAGATTACAAAACAGAAGCTCCAAGTCTTTTAAGTCAAGATGCAACTGAAGAAGAAAAAGAAGCATATAAAATATTAATGGATGAATGGTTGGAATCTGTTAAATTAGATAATATAACTCACAATGGTACTAATAAAAGAACAAGATATCATCACGGTTTAATAGCACAAGAAGTTCAAGATATTATAGATGAAACTGGAGTTGATTTCGGTGGATTCCAAGACCATAAAATTTCACAAGGACAAGATGTTTTATCAATTGGTTACGATGAATTAATTGCACCTATGATTAAAGCTATACAAGAATTAAAAGCTGAAATTGAATTATTAAAAGCTAACTAATGGCAAACGATATAATAGATATTAATGTTACAGAAACAGTAGATAGTGTTTCAATTACTGTTAATCCTAATTTAACTACTGTAAATATTAATAAAGTTACAGGTGGATTAAATCAAACTTTACAATCTGTTACGGATTTAGGGGCAACAACTACTAATAATATAACTGCCAATAAATTTATTAAATCAGGAGGAGTTTCTAATGAGTTTTTAATGGCTGATGGAAGTGTATCAACTGGCGGTGGCGGAGGTGGAGCAACTAATTTATCGCCAACTCAAACTGCAACTAATTTTACTATCAATTCTGATACAGGAACAGATGCAACTATTCCATTAGGAAATGGAAGTTTAGCAGGTGCTACTTTAAATGATTACACAACTGCTGAAAAGAATAAATTAGCAGGAATAGCAACAGGTGCTGAAGTAAATGTTAATGCTGATTGGAATGCTACAAGTGGCGATGCTCAAATATTAAACAAACCTACAATACCTTCAATAACAAATTTAGTTCCATATACAGGTGCTACTACTGATGTTAATTTAGGATTAAATGATATAACTGCTGCAAAATTAATAAAAGATGGTGGCTTTGATTATCAATTCTTAAAGGCTGATGGTTCAGTAGATAACAATACATACTTAACTTCTGCTGATTTACCAGCTACATTAGATTTATATGCTACAACAACTGCTTCAGATATAAGTGGATATACTGTACTCGTTAGAAACATTGCAGACACAAGATTCAATACAACTGCGGTAGATGTATCAACAGGGATTATAACATCAGTTGGACAATTAGTAGGTTCACTTATTACAGATGCAAATATTATATCAGGAAATCCTGGTGTTTTTGATTTTAAAACTATTGGAAATATAAGCAGAACAAGTGGAACAGGTCAAGCAGAGTTCTTCTTTAGAATATATAAAAGAAATTTAGCAGGAACGGAAACATTGATAGCACAATCAGATTATACACTACCTGTAACAAATGGCGGTTATGTTGAGTTTTCTGCAACTGCATTATGGAATGATGGTATATTTTTAGATACAGATAGAATTGTTTTAAAATATTACGCAAATAGACTTGCATCACCCGTTGGTTCAGACCCTACATATCAATTTCAATTTGGAGGAGCTTCTCCTGTTAGAAGTTCAGCAGCTATTCCTACATCTGTAATGCCAAATATATATTTAAGAGATTTAGCTGATGTTGAGAATGTTGACGCTTTAAACAATGAGATATTATATTGGAATGACTCTGCATCTTTATGGGAACATTCACTTGCTGAAAATTTAGTTCCTTTAGCAACTGCAACTCAAAAAGGATTAGTTTCAACAACTACTCAAACATTTGCAGGAAGTAAAACATTTACAGGGACTATAACATCAGGTACAGTAAATGCTTCTTCAATTAATGATTATGGTGTAAGTGCTATTTCTCAAGATTCTGATGGTGTAAGTGCTGAATCTAATAATGGCAATGGTATAGTAGGTATTTCAACAAATGTAGCAGGTGGTGTTTTTATGACAACTAACGGTGCTAATATTGCTGAATTTAAAACAAATTTTGTACTTAAAGCAGCAATCCAAAACAACGGTAAAATAACAGCCACAGCAGGTACAGCTAGTACAGATGTAGTAGTTAAAAGTCAATTGGATGCTAAAGTAACTCAAACTATTACAAATGGAGTTACTGCAACTGCACCAAGCGAAGATGCAGTATTTGATGCTTTAGCTTTAAAAGCAAATGATTCAAATGTAGTTCACTTAACAGGACTAGAAACTATTGCAGGTACAAAAACATTTAGTTCTAATATTGTAATTCCTGCTACGGGTACTCCATTAATTTTAAGTGTTGGTTCTGGGGGTATAGTTAGCGGTCTTACAACAACTATTTATCCAGATTTAACTGAATTAAGTTATGTAAAAGGAGTTACAAGTGCTATTCAAACGCAATTAAATGCTAAACAAGACACATTAACATTAACTACAACTGGTTCAAGTGGTGCTGCTACATTAGTAGGAAGTACTTTAAATATTCCACAATATAGTGGAGGTGGTAGTTCTGCTCAAACAGGAACAATAATAGTAACATCAGGAACATCATTTACAACTCCATCAAATATTACAACATCAACAGTATTTATAATTGAATTAATTGGTGGCGGTGGCGGTGGAGCAGGTGGAGCTTCTACTAATCAACACGGTTCAGGTGGCGGTGGAGGCGGTTATGTTTATAAAACAATAATAGGTCTTTCACCATCTACAACTTATACTTGTGCAATAGGAGCAGCAGGTAATGGCGGTGCGGCTGCAAATAATGGAACTGCTGGAACTTCAACTACATTAACAATAGGAGCTGCAACATATACCGCATCAGGTGGAGGAGCAGGATTAGCAGCAATAAGTTCAGCAGGAGGAGCAGGTGGCACAGGTACTGCAACAGGAGGAACTCCTGATATTGCTATTACAGGACAAGCTGGTGATGGTACACCATCTGGGCAATCTTTAGTTACTCCTTCAGCAAAAGGTGGCGATGCTCCAAGTGGATGGGGATTAGGAGGTTCAAGTGTAATTCAATCAACTAATGGGAATGCAGGAACAGGTTTTGGTTCGGGCGGTAGTTCAGGTAAATTAGCAACATTTACAGGAGGAGCAGGAAGAGCAGGAATAATATATTGTCAATACTTTAATTAATAAAAATGGAAAAGTTTATTTTAGAAAATTATTTATTTGGTGCTGAAACATCAGTAAATCCAATCGGTTTTGAATTATTAGAAGCTGAAAAAACAGAAAATGTATTAGATGAAGATGGAATTATTATAGATACAATAGTAACTCCAGCGGTATATTCAGATACAATAATTTACGATACAGATATGGAATTGCCAATAATTCCTGAAGGAGATGTGGCTTATTATGTAACTGTTAATTTATGGATAAAATCTAATAATCAGATATTTGGAGATTTTGAGCATATTTTAAGAATTGTATCTTTAAATTCAATGACTGGATTTGAAGTAGATGCACAAAGAGAATTAGCTATTCAAGATTATATAAATCAAATAAATTTATGAGTAAAGAGCAAATAGACAAAATATTAAGTAAATTCATATCACGTAAATTAATGGTATTTATAATAGCTTGTTGTGGATTATTTTTAGGAAATTTAACATCTCAAGACTGGGTTATAATATCAACCGCTTATGTAAGCATTCAAGGATTTACGGATATAGTTGCAAAATTAAAGAATTAAAATGGAATTTCAAGACAAAGAAAGATTAGACCGAATGGAACAACACCTTCGACTTATAAAAGAAGATTTACAGTATATTTCTTCAGCTCTTATTGGTTCAAAAGTAAATGGTAATAAAGGTGTTATTTCTGATATTGATTCCATTAAACACGATATAGAAGCATTAAAAGAAAAGTTAGAGTTTATTGAATTAGATATGGCTAAAAAGTCTGTTTATATCGGTCAATTAAAATTTGTTGCAGGATTATTAACTGCTGGATTAGTAGGTACAATAATTAAACTTTTATCAAAATGAGAAAAATTAATTTTATAGTAATTCATTGTACAGCTACGCAACCAAATGCTAAAAAAGAAGCTATTTTAAATTATTGGAAAAATACTTTAAAGTGGACTTCTGTTGGGTATCATAGATTAATAGATGCAAATGGTATTATTCACGAATTAGCTAATTACGAACAAACTACAAATGGCGTAAAAGGATATAATTCAGAATCAATTCATTTTAGTTATATAGGTGGAATAGACGTAGCGGGTAATCCAAAAGATACAAGAACATTAAAGCAAAAAGAAAGTTTATTATATTTAGTTGAACAAGCTAAAAAACAATTCCCAAATGCTATTGTTCAAGGGCATAAAGATTTTAAAGGTGTAAAAAAGGCTTGTCCAAGTTTTGATGCTAAAAACGAATACAAATGAAAAATCAAGATAGGAATTGGATATTATTTTGGGTTTATGTTGTAGTGTCATCAATTGTAATTACAATGTTATCATCTTGTGGCACAAGAAAAGTAGTGATAGAAGAAGTTAAAAAAGATTCTTTGTCCCAAATTTACACTAAAATAGAGACGAAAGAAGATATAAAGATTGAAACTAAAAATGATATTGTAACTAATGAATTTATAATTATTCCTTTAGATACTTGTAAAGATATTGTAGTAAATGGTATAACGTACAAAAATGTTGTTTTAAGACACATAAATACAAAAGACAATAGTTTACATAAAGAAGATATAAAAGTGTCTAAAATTGAAGATAAACAACAAACTATAAAAGTTAAAGAAAATACAAAAGTTAAAAATATAAAGAAAACTTCTAATCCAATAGGGTATATTTTAATTATAATTATAATTTATTTAGTATGGCAAAACAAACGGTTGTTTCTACCCGTATAGAAACTAATATTTCAAGACCAAATATACACTCTAAAACAAAATCTTCTAAATTAAAATCTTCTAAAAATTATCAAAAGAAGTACAGAGGTCAAGGAAGATAACTATTAGCAACACACTTTGTTTTTTGTTCTGTTTATTTTATTTTTTTTTAATTATTTTTTTTAAACTTTTTTTGTTTTTAAGAACATTTCAAAATTACAGTTTTTTTTTGACATTATTGCAATAATTAAAAATTAGTTATTTACAAATATTGTTAATTGATATTATATATATTTGACAAATGAAAAAGCCAACAAGAAAAAGTTTAGTAATAAAATTAGATACAGTCTTTAGTCAATATATTAGGCGTAAAGATGCTATTGATGAAATTGCTACTTGTGTTACTTGTAATAAGAAAGACCATTATAAAAAACTACAATGTGGTCACTTTATGTCCAGAAGGCATTATTCAACACGTTGGGATGAAAATAATGTAGGTGTACAATGTTATGGATGCAACATAACTAATCAAGGTATGCAATATGCTTTTTCAAAGTATTTAACACAATTTGATAATAACTTACCAGATAATTTATTAATTAAATCAAAACAAATAGTTAAATTTGCTGATGTGGATTTAGTTGAAATGATTGATAAATATACTTCTCTTTTAGGTTATTTATAATTCTTGTTTTTTAAATTGTTTGTTAGAAAAGGGGATGCTTTAATTAGTGTCCCTTTTTTATTTTATAAACTTTAACATTTCATTAACATTTTTATATTAAAAACAGTTATATATTTGCCAAAGAAATAACAACTTAAAACACAAACAAAATGAAACAGAATTTAAAAGACATCGGATTAGCATTTATTTTATGGGGATTATTTATTACTGCAGTATTAATTTTAACACTTTAACAAATGGAAGATTTATTAGATTACAACAGATTTAGAATAGAAGCAATGCAAGAGAAACTTTGCAAATTAGAATTTTACATTAATCAATTAGAAACTTACTGTTTTGAATTAGCAGATGTAAATTGTCCAACAGATTACAAAAGAATAATTAAACAAGAAATTTACAACCTTAAAACAAAATAAAATGGAATTAACATTAAATCAAAAATTGTCTTTAATTCAAAAAGAATTTAAAGCATCAAAATCAAAATTCAATTCATTTGGTAAATATAACTTTAGAAGTGCTGAAGATATATTAGAAGCATTAAAACCATTTAATGAAAAGTACAAAGTGAATTTTACAATTACAGAATCAATAGTTCATAGTGAATTTTTACAGTTTCCAATGTTAGAGTCTACTGCTTCAATAAACGATGATTTAGATAGGATAACTGCATCAGCAATAGTTGGTGTTGATTTAGAACAAAAAGGAATGCAAATGCCTCAAAAATTTGGTTCAGCAAGTTCTTATGCTAAAAAGTATGCTTTAGGTAATTTGCTTTTAATTGACGATACACAAGATGCAGATGCAACTAATAAACACGATAAAGCACCTGTTAAAGAAGATGATTTAAAATGGTTAAATAAAAATACACCAGAATTTACAAAAGCTATTGAATATTTAAAAAATGGTGGTAATATTGCAACAATAGAAGGTAAATACAAAATGACCGCAATAGTTAAAAATGAATTATTAAAAGTCAAGTAAATAAAGCTGAATAGTTGACAACAGTAAAAAAAGGTAAACAAATTAAATAAGTAAATTATGAGTGCATTAATTAATGTAAGTTTAAGAGTTGACAAATTACCAAAAGAAAAATTTGTATCTGGAAAAGATGGTGCAGTTTATTACAACTTTACAGTTGGAGTAAATGATGAATCTAACCAATGGGGACAAAATGTTTCTTTAACTGATAGTCAAACAAAAGAAGAAAGAGAAGCTAAAAAGCCTAAAACGTATTTAGGTAATGGAAATGTAATTTGGACAAATGGAACTATTTCAGTTGCTGATAAAAAAGCAGAAGCAACTAAAGAAGAAGTAGAATCAGATTTACCTTTCTAATTAATTATTAATTTAGGGATTAGTCTACCTAAAATTATACTATAAAGGGAATGTAAAAGTTCCCTTTTTTTAACAAACAAACAAACAAATGCAATTAAATAAAGACGAGAAAAGATTATTAATGGAAGTTTTTGAAGCAGAATGCTTTATTAATCCATTAGAAAAGATAGTACATCCAAAACCTGCAATTTCATTTGGTGTTAAAAGTTATGAAACTAAAGATGGTAAAATAGAATATCCTACACCTATTGGAACTTATGGCAATTTCAGCTTTGTACAAGCTCCTCCTAAAAGTAAAAAAACATTCTTTGTATCATTATTATCAGCAATTTATTTAGCAGATGAATTAGAGCAATTTGGAGGCGATTTAAAGGCAAATAGAGATAATAAGCACCTAATACATTTTGATACTGAACAAGGCAATTTCCACGCTGCAAATGTGTTTAAACGTCCTATTGATATGACCGGTATAAAAACAGATAAATACCATACTTTAGCATTAAGGCAATTAAGTTTTAAAGAAAGAGTTGAATTTATAGAATATTATCTTTACGATAAACTTGAAGCAACAGATATTGGATTAGTTATAATTGATGGAATAGCTGATTTATGTTCTGATGTAAATAATATTGAGGAATCAAATGCAGTTGTTCAGAAGTTAATGAAATGGTCAAAAGAATTAAATTGTCACATAGTAACAGTTATACATTCTAACTTTGGAACAGATAAACCTACAGGACATTTAGGTTCATTTTTAGAAAAGAAAACAGAAACACAAATACAATTAGAATTAAACACAGTTAATAAAGGATTAGTAACCGTAAGTTGTAAACGCTCAAGAAACGCACCATTTGAAAACTTTAGTTTTAAAGTAAATAATTTTGGATTGCCACAAGTTGAAGGAGCATTTTACGACCCATTAAAAGATATATTTTGAAAACAACAATTAAAAACCATTTAGAAGAATTACAAGTTTCAAACGAAAGAATGTTACTTTATCATTCAGATAATAAAATGTTAATAAGTTTTTTTAAAGATTTAAAAGAAAAACTTGTATATTTACAAGAATTAACAGATATGGAAGCAAGATATAATTTAACTCCAATAGCTGATTGTATTGAAGAACTATTAGAAGTTGATTCTGAATTAACACATATTGATTTTTCAATCCAATTAAAGGAAGTAATATCTGAAAAGAAAACAGCAAAAGTAAACGCAAAATTATTTTAATATGATAACATTAACTTTAGGTTTTATTTTATGTACTGCATTTATAATAGCACAATTTTACGATTGTGAAATAATTATAAATCCAATTAAAGGTGTAATGCTTGGGGCATTGTACAACGATGATGAATTTGATGACGAAACAGAACACACAATACAAGTTCTAATATTAATAATATCATTTTCATTTATATGGACAACTTCAACTGGCTGGAACAAGTAGCAAAACACCACAAAGAATGGATTGAAATAATTCATAAATTTGGTGAATATGATTACGCTGAAGATATAGTACAGGAAAGTTATATAGCATTAATAAAATATGCTGATGCTTCTAAACTTATTGACTTAAATGGTAAAGTCAGAAAAGGATATATGTTTTTCACATTGAAATCTTTGTTCTTTCAGTTCTACAATAAGAAAATGAAAATAACAAAAGTACCTATTGATGGATGCTGGGAATTATTTGATGATTCAAACATAGAAGAACACAAGGCATATAATGATATATGTATGTTAATTGATGATGAATTAGAAAATTGGCATTGGTACGATAGAAAACTGTTTAAACTTTATAGAGATACTGATATGTCAATGAGAGATATTGCAACTGAAACCAACATAAGTTTAATATCTATATTCCATTCAATTAAAAATTACAAAGAAATATTAAGTAATAAATTTCAGAAGGATTATCAGGATTACATTAACAATGATTACAATCAAATATATTAATTAAAAAAAACTAAAATGGCAAAAAGAAAATCAGCAGGATTAGGAGATTCAATAGAAAAACTAACCGAAGTAACAGGAATTAAAAAAGTAGTTGAAATGTTTAGCGAAGCAACAGGTATTGATTGCGGATGTGATGAAAGAAAAGAAAAGTTAAATAATTTATTTCCTTATAACAGAAATATTAATTGTTTAAACGAATCAGATTATAATAAATTAACAAAGTATTTATCTGCTCAACAAACTACATTAACACCAATAGAGCAACAAGAGATTTCAGACATCTATTTTAACGTATTTAACTATCGTTTACAGATTAGTTCTTGTGCAAGTTGTTGGAAAGGTAAGCTTGATGAATTAAGACGAGTTTACAACGAATATAAAATAAATGAATAACTGGTCAGAAGTTGATTTATTTAATTGGTTAAAAGAAAATGTATATCCTGATTTAGTTAAAGCTAAAAATCAAATGTCAAGGTGGGATTGTTACAGTCCCATCAAAGGACATAGGTTAGAACTTAAATGCAGAAAAACACATTACAATACTTTATTACTTGAAAAGAAAAAGTACGATGCAATGAAACAAGAATGTGAAAAGCATTTAGATACACCAATGTATTTTAATTCAACTCCAAAAGGAATATACAGTTTTAACTTAAATCTAATTGTCCCAGAATGGGAACTTAATAATAAGAACCCTGCAACAACACAATTTTATAACACACAAAGAATAGAAAAAGAAGTAGCATATTTAGAACTAACAAAAGCAAAACAATGGAAGTAAACGCAATACAACAAGAGTATTTAAAATCAGTAATATTAAGTCAATTACTGTTAGAATCAAATGAGAATCTATTTTTTACACAACAGTACAAGCAACAAATTAAACACAAGATAAATAGTTTAAATAAAGACTTGGAAGAAATAGTAAGAAATGAATTTAAAATCATTTACAATACAGACCCTGAAACAACAACTAATATATTAAGGAGTATAGAAGAAATAGTTTCTAAACTGCAAACAAGTTCATTAGATGAATTAGTATTTATAAATGCAGTAATAGACAAATACAAAGAAAATGCTGAATGGTTCAGTGAGTATGCATCAACAGAATTTTTAAAATTAGACTAATGAAATTAACATATACATCTTACGGAAAAACATCAACAATAGAAACAGAAAATGATGACATTGATATTGATGAATTAGGACAAATGCTTTATAATTTATGTTTAACACAAACTTGGTCACCTGTAATATTAAAATCAATATTTAAAAAGGATGTTACAAATGGCTAAAAAGCAATCAGAAAAGTATTCTCCAAAAGAAGATGAAATACAAGCTATGAGATTGTGCTGGAAGAATGATTTAGCTTATGTAATACAACCAATACAGAACACAAAAATGTATCACGTAATTAAGTTTCAAATATCAGACAACTTAAAGATATATACTTTTGAAATAAATAAACAAAAAATAGAATTTACAGAATATGAAGCATCTAAAAAGGTTATGGAATTATACACACAACATTCTAAAAGATTTAGTAAATGAATAATGAAATGAAATTTGCAGAATGGGTATCTGAAAATCATTATGTATTAATTGATATTGATAAATATGGAAATAGAATTTGGAAAAATGAAACAGAAACATTAGATACAAAATTGTTGTATCGTAAATTTAAAAAAATGAACCGATGAAAGATAGTATAGTAGAATCAGTTATAGAGCAATTTAAACAACGTTCTGAATTTGGAATTTATAAATATGGTATTACATTAGATAGAGAAGATTTAAATGCTTTAGATTGGCTACAACACCTTCAAGAAGAATTAATGGATGCAACACTTTATATTGAAAAATTAAGAAAAAAATTAAAACAATATGACAAAGAGTAAACAATCAGCACTACAAAGAATCCAACGTATAATGAAATTCAATTATAACAGGGGATTAAATTCAGAAAGAGTAAATGAAGTATATCGTAAAATAATAAATGAAAAGCTATCCGTAAAAAGATAGTTTTTTTTTATGTTAATTTTATGTTAAAATGTTTTTTATAAACAAATAATGTTTATATTTGCATATAACAATTTAAAAAACAAACAAAATGGACAAACTACAAATTTTATTCAAATTAGAAACTTGCATTTCTATTTTAGAAAACACAGACAATGTTTATGTACGTAAACAATTAGAATTAATTGCTAATGCATTAGTAAAAGATTGGAATGAATCAGAAGCTTATGCTCAACAAATTAGAGAAATATTAAATGTTGATGAAACTTATAACAATTTAGATAACTTAAGAATATGAATGAAGCTGCATACTTTACAATCCAATCTAAAGTACAAGGATTAGATAGAGAATTGTTCCAATACATAAATGAATTAATGTCTGGACAAAGTTTAACATCTGATGACCATTTAAAGATAATGATTGAAAGCACAGAAAGAGAATTAGCAACATACGATTACATACTAAAACTAATAATAAACAATGGAAACAAAAATTAAAACATTCGATAACAAGATTTGGGATAAAAAAGAACTAATAGACAATATGTATGATGATACATTCTACTATGGTTATTTAGGTAAACAAGCTTTATCTTCTTCAAGTCTTAAAATGGTATTATCAAGTCCTAAAACGTATAAGTACGTTACAAAGTACGGACAAAGTGAAACACAACCTTTACGTGATGGTAAACTATTCCATACAATGATTTTAGAGCCACATAAGATTGATGAATTAACTATTGTAGATGTAGCAACAAAAGCAGGAAAAGCATACAAAGAAGCAAAAGCAGAAGGTAAAGAAGTATACACCACAAATGAAATAAAAGCTGCAGAAAGATTAGCTGATGCAATATTAAGAAATGATGAAGCAGTACACTATATGTCTAAAGCACAATTTGAAATTCCAGAAATAGCAATGATAAACGGAATACCATTTAGAGCAAAAGCAGATATATTAAAAGACAATATGATTGTAGATTTAAAAACTACTACAGGATTGAATGAATTTAGATATTCAGCAGATAAATACTCTTATGATTTACAAGCATATCTTTACAGGGAAATGTTTAACGTAGATGAATTTGTATTTGTATGTATTGACAAAGGAAGTTTAGACATTGGAATATTTGAATGTAGTGATGAATTTTATGAAAAAGGAAAACGTAAACTTGAACAAGGAATAGATAATTATAAATACTTCTTTGGAGAAGATAGCGATGTAGATTTAAATCAATATGTATTAAGAGGTGTATTATGAATGTAGTTAGTTTATTTAACGGAATGAATACAGGCAGACAAGCTCTTGAAAATATAGGAATCAAAGTTAATAAATACTATTCAAGTGAAATAAAACCTTATGCAATAGAATTAACACAACATCATTTTCCAGATACAATACAAGTAGGAGATGTAACTAAATGGAGAGAATGGAGTATTGATTGGAGTAGTATTGATTTAATATTAAGTGGTTCACCTTGTCAAGATTTAAGTGCTGCAGGAAAACGAGCAGGAATAAACGGAAGTAAATCTTCTTTGTTCTTTGTTTTTGTAGAAATATTAGAACATATTAAATCACTTAATCCTAAAGTATTATTCCTTCAAGAAAATGTAGGTAGTGCATCTAAATTAGATGTTGGTATTATGAGCCGAGCATTAGGAGTTTATCCAGTACGAATTAATAGTAGTTTAGTTACTGCTCAATTAAGAGACAGATACTATTGGAGTAATATAAAAACAAAAGAAACTATGTTTGATGTAGTGACTGATATTCCACAACCAAAAGATAGAGGAATAATGTTTAAAGATATTATTACAGAAGGAACAGTTGAAAGAGTTAAAGCATTAGCCTTATTAGAAAGTGAAAGTAGAGCTTGTACAAGTCAAGATAGTATTAAGAAAAGAGCATCAAAAGAATTTATTAATATGGTATATATTGATACTGATAAACATACTTGTTTAAATACTGGTAGTGGTAAAGATGGAAGTCAAAGATATTTAAAACACAGAAATGAAACTACTGGAATGATTACTTTAATTCAAGAAGATAAATTAGTAAGAACAGTAAATCAAATTGAAATGGAAAGGCTACAAGGTTTCCCTGATGGATATACTTCTATACTTTCAAAAGCTAAAGCAGGTTCATTATTAGGAGATGGATGGACTTTACCAATAATAGAACATATTTTTAAATTTATAAAACAATAAACAAAATGGAAATAACAGAAAGATTAAAAGAAATAATATTAAAAGAAACTGATATAGATGTTTCTAAAAATAGTAGAAAGCATAATATAATAGAAGCAAGAGCATTATATTTTTATTTGGTAAAACATTTTAAACCTAAAATGACATTACAAGAAATAGCTGAATCAGTAAATAAGAATCACGCTACTGTAATACATTCTTTAAATAATTATGAAATGTATGAAAAGTTTAATAGAGATTTAAGAAGTTTAAGAAACATAATAACAAATGAAATAGATGAAGAAAATGTATTAAATACAGAAGATAATGAAGAATTAAGATTAGAACTTAAAAAGAAAAACTTAAAAGTATCTGAATTAGAAATAAAATTAGAGGAAAGTAATTTAAGAATAAACAAACTTGAAAAAGCAGCATACGAATACAAAATAATAGAACAGTTAAACAACCTTCTTAATAAAACAAAAGATACAGAACATCACAATGTAATGATACTACGTTTAGAAGCTATCTATGATATGAATATGAAAGTAATAGAACATAATAAAAACAATTAAGATGAAAAAAAACAAAGTAATTCAATTAATGACTTTAGCATTTGAAGCAGGATTTAAACAAGCAGCAATAGTTGAAGCAGGATTAGAAGGAAAAGAAACAGATATATTAGTAAACTGGATTTATATTAAACACGTAAATAATAAATAAGATGCCAGATATAACAATGTGTTCAGGAAACAACTGCGAACTATCTTCTATATGTTACAGATATAAAGCAGAACCAAGTAAGTTTAGACAATCATACTTTTGTAAACCTCCTAATGAAGGATTAGAATGTGAATACTTCTGGGAATATAAACCTGAT